GGCGAACATGAACACCAATATAAACGGCGTTCACTTTACAACGGTTGCTGACGGAAAGAACGCTGGGATATATCTTAACTCGAAGGTCTATGATATGAAGAAGAAGGATATCATCGCCCGAACAAAGTCGGCGTACAAATCGGGCTGGTCTTCCAAGACAAACAAGCCCCTTGTTCACACCATAACTCACGAGCTCGCTCATGGAACTTGGAACACGCATCACAAGGCCGCGAGCTCAATTGCAGCTGGGAAAGAGATAACAAAACTGTACAAGGACTGGAGTCAGAAGACTTATCGTAAAGGGTACGGAAAGTACTCACACACAAACGTTAACGAGTTCTTTGCCGAATCAGTATCCAGAATTGTACACGGTACTCCTGACAAGTACACAAGAAAGATCAAGTACATTATTCGCAAGTATAAACTTTAATTATTATCCAAATGGAAGAAGTAAAATTCACCGAGAGAGAACTGGAAGTACTCGAGAAGTATTTCAAGGACGAAATATCCATGTTCGGAACGAGCAACGAGGATATGGAAACAATGACCATTATCATTGACAGAGCGCAAGCCCTTCTTATGGAGACAAAGGAGGATATCGGAGACGATCTGATTAAGTGGTATTATAGCAAATATAACCCATTAAACGAAGAAGGAAATGCCGAGCGGAAGAAAAGAGATTGAAATTGACTGGGGAAAGGTTGACAGGTATCTGAGAGCGGGCTGTACAGGAGCTTCGGTTGCGAGGCTTATGAAATTGCACCCTGACACGCTTTACAATCAGGTTAAGCGTAAGTTCAGTATGGATTTTTCAGCCTATTCGACACTAAAAAAAGAGGAAGGTGTTTCTCTTATGGAATACTCGATCTACCTTGACGCGATAAAGAGAGGAGGAGTTGACCGAATGTTCTGGCTCAAGAACCGAGCTGGCTGGAAGGATAAGAATGAAACTGACCTGAATGTTAATATTCCACAGTTACCCGATATCATCATAAAATAATGGCCGTTGAGTACAATGTTTCAAGCCCTCAAAGGGATATTCTTCACAGTACCGCGAACATAAACCTTTTCTTGGCTGGAGTAGGTTCGGGGAAGACTCACCTTCTGGGTATCAAAACCTATCAGTTGGTGAAGCTCTTCCCCTTTGTTCGTGGATTCATTGCCGCAAACACTTACTTGCAGCTCGAGCACTCGACCCTCTTCCGCATTCGTGAATACTGGAAGTCTGTTGGTATCGTTGAGTACGATAAGAACTCGAGACCTTGGGGACAGTATATTGTAAACAAAAAACCTCCCCCTCACTACATAACTAAAGGGCATAACTTCGATAACTATTACGGGATAATATCGTGGTGTAATGGGTCTGTTATCTTCGCTGGGAGCATGGATAACGCCAAGGCTCACGAGGGTAAGGAATTTGGCTGGGCTGTCCTTGACGAGACCAAAGACACCAAGGAGGAGGACGTTAAAGAGATTATTATCGCGAGAATAAGACAAAGAGGTATGTATATAGTTGACGGGAAACTCAGCGACGAGGGAACACCAGAGCAACAGTATAACCCTCTTTATATTACCACTTCCCCAGCTAAAGTTGAGTGGCTAAACAATTGGTTTAATCTGGAGGATTACATAAACGAAATAAGCGGGAGTATCTATAATCCTGAGGACTATTTTAATCTATTGAAAGACAATAAATATGTAGTTATTTCCTCGACCTTTCACAACGTTCACAATGTAGGTCTGAACTATATTAACAATATCCTCGACAATAACAGCGAGGAGAGGGGGAAGGCCCTTATCTATGCGAATCCTTTTACCCTGACAGGGGGAGAATTTTACTCTTCCTTTAATAGGTTGAGCCACGTTCGGAGAGTGCCTTATGACCCTTCTCTGGCGATTCATATCTCGTTTGACCAGAACTCTGTCCCATATAACTCGGCCTCGATCTGGCAAGTAGGAAGGAAGGGGGGAGAGGAGTGGGAGCTCAGGGCCATTGACGAGATAGCTCTCCCAAACCCGCATAACTCAACAGAGGAAGTTTGCGAGGAGTTCATATACAGGTATCCAGAGCACAAGGCAGGGCTATTCTTCTACGGTGACGCCTCGGGTAAGAACAGGAGCACTATGAGTAAGGACTTCAAGCATCACTACGAGATAGTCGCCTTCAAGCTTCATAAGTACCTGAACAATCACAGTGACAGGACGCTTATAGCTAACCCGAGCGTTATATCCAGAAGGGACTTCGTGAACAGAATCTTCGAGGGAAAGCTTCCTGTTGAGATTACGATTAGCGAGGACTGCAAACTGTTGATCGCTGACTTCATGTATTGCAAACAGGCCCTTGACGGGGGAAAGGACAAGAGCATTTATACAGACAAGGAGAGTGGGGAAAAGTACCAGAAATATGGTCATATGGGGGACTCCTTCGAGTATCTTATAGTTGAATTGTTTCAAAATTATTATTAAACAGCCGTGAATAAAGCCCTCTATCACTATCTTTGGTATATTCTTTACTTTGACGAGTGTCATATAGAGTTGTTAATGGAGGCGTATGAGTGGTATAAACAAAATTAAGTATGAAGTACGTTATTGATATATTAGAGAGTGATTTGAAAGCGCGTGACAAGACGATAAGTAAATTTTCGATATTACAGCTTGAGGGTCAGGTTTCAAGTGAGAGATTTGATGAAGTGGTTAACAATAACACACCTAAAATAATCCAATTATCTTTAGCTATTAAAATCTTAAAGGGACAATTTAGTTGGGATAAATATTTTTTGGTGAATCAACAAGGGGGGAAATACTATACGCAGAAAGCAAAGGAAAGATCATTTTCAAAATCAAATAAGCTTTAAAATGAAGATCGTTATCGTAATGACCTATTTTAACAGGTTGTTTCAGCTGGAGAGGACTCTCGCGAGCATCCTCAGGAGCCGTCACAAGAACTTTGAGATTATTATCGTTGACGACAAGAGCGACGAGGTTACAGACTTCTCCATATACGGGAAAAGGATTCACTCAATAAGAGTGGGAGAGGAGAAAAACTGGTGTAATCCTGTTATTCCCTATAACCTCGGGATTCATAAAGCCCTGACATTTCACCCTTCTGTTATAATTCTCCAGAATGCTGAGTGTTACCATTATGGAGATGTTCTCAGCTATGCGGCGAGAAACGTTGTCTATAACAACTATCTGGCCTTCTCTGCCCTTTCTCTGGATAAAGAGAACACTCACCTCGGGGTGAATGACGAGCTTGTTAAAGGGCTTCTTCCAATGGAATACGCGGTTCCTTACCACCCGCTTGTTTCTGAGCTGGGCTGGTACAATCACCCGATAATACTCCCGAGGGCCCTTGACTTTTGCGCGGCTATTTCAACCCAGAACCTTAGGAAGCTTAACGGGTATGACGAGCGGTTCGCCTCTCATATCTGGTACGGGGACGATAACCTGATAGGGAGAGTAAAGAAACTGGGCCTGAGGGTAGAGATACCTCTTGACCCTTTCGTGGTTCACCAGTGGCACGATCACAATCATATAACCGAGGAAAACTCTCAGGACGACGGGAAGGCCCTGTATGAATCACTCGAGGCGACTGGGGGGCACAGAGCAGAGCACACCTATACACCTGACTTTACATGAGCAAGTTCGGTAAGATATATGTAGAGATTGACGGTAAATTGACCGATATTTCAGACCTCGAGAGGGCCGATTACGAGTTCTTTCTTAATGTTATTATGGAGTCGATCAGGATAGCTTATATGATTCAAATAAAGAACCTCCCAGTAGACAAAAAGCCAGACCAATGATATACGACTGTTTCACCTTCTTCAATGAGAATGAGCTGACTGAGCTCAGGATGAAAACCCTCTGGGATTACGTTGACTATTTCGTGGTTTGCGAGGCTAAACAGACGCATACAGGCATACCCAGAGAGCCAATATTCAGGCAGTTCAATAAGAAGGTTATCTATGTCTTGGTAGAGAAATTTCCCGAGGAGCTGGATGACTGGGGGAGGGAAAACTACCAGAGAAACGCGCTCGCGAAAGGGTACGAACACGCTGGCCCAAATGACCTGATTCTTATCTCTGACGTTGACGAGATACCAAACCCATCCAAGCTAAAAAGGTGGAGCGGTACAAATAAGCCTATATTCGCCTTTGAACAGAAGCTATATTTCTACTATGTGAATAATATGAGCGAGAGTCTTTTATGGAGAGGGACGGTGGCTGCATTAAAGAGAGCATTCCCCGAGCCTCAGTATCTAAGAGATAACCGCTGGAATGCGTTTCCTATTGTGACGGGCGGGGGCTGGCACTATACTTCTATTGGAGGAAAGGAAAGGATAAGAGAGAAGTTCGCGGCCTTTGCCGAGCAGGATTATAACATTGACAAATATATGGGAGACGAGAACCTTGACGAGTGCCTTAGAACAGGGAGAGACCTGACCAGTCGGGGAGTCGTAAACAGGTTTATAGATATCTCCGAGCATGACCATAAAGAGTTGAAAAAATGGATAATTAAATACCCACAATTTTATTATGAGAGTACTGATAACAGGAAGTGAAGGGAATATAGGCAGAAGGCTGGTTCCTTACCTCAAGCTGAAAGGCTACAAAGTTCACAGGTTTGATATTAAACAAGGGTACGAAGACGATTACACTGTCGGGAATATTTGCTCCCCTTACGAGCTCGGGAGGGCCTTCTATGAGTTTAAACCTGACGTCGTTTATCATATGGCCGCAATGGTTTCGAGAGTTACTTGCGAAGCTTCTCCAGCTCTTACCGCTGAGACTA